AATAATAATTTTTTATAAATAGTATAGTTATAAAACATAACAAACAAAGTAAAACAAGGAGAAACTGATGTATCTTTCAGAAGAACTACAGAAAAAGTGGAGCCCAGTTTTAGAGCATCCTGAACTCACAGAGATTCAAGATCCTTATAAAAAGGCTGTTACCACAGTAGTCCTAGAAAACCAAGAGAAAGCACTCCGTGAGGAAAAAGCAGCTCTTTTCGAGGCTACACACGCTAACCAAACAGGCGCAAGCGTTGACAACTATGATCCAATATTGATCTCACTAGTTAGACGTGCTTTGCCTAATCTAATGGCATACGATGTTTGTGGAGTACAACCAATGTCTGGACCAACTGGTCTAATCTTTGCAATGAAATCTCATTACAGTTCACAAACTGGAACTGAGGCTTTATTCAACGAAGCAGACACTGATTTCTCAGGTGCAGGAACACACGCTGGCGGTAACCCCGTTGACGGTTCTTACACTACAGGAAATGGCGTATCTACAAGCACTGCAGAAGGATTTGGAGACTCAACTACACTAAACGAAATGGCATTCTCAATCGAGAAGACTACTGTTACGGCTAAGTCCAGAGCATTAAAAGCTCAGTACACCGTAGAGCTAGCTCAAGATTTGAAAGCTGTTCATGGTTTAGATGCAGAATCCGAACTTTCTAACATCCTCTCTCAAGAAATCCTAGCGGAAATCAACAGAGAAGTTATCAGAACAATCTACAAAGTAGCAAAAACTGGTTCAGCCAGCACAGCTACTGCCGGAACATTCGACTTAGATGTCGACAGTAACGGAAGATGGTCTGTAGAAAGATTTAAAGGTCTTTTATTCAATATCGAACGCGACGCTAATGTTATAGCACAAGACACAAGACGTGGAAAAGGTAACTTCATCATCTGTTCATCAGATGTTGCAAGTGCTCTTTCAATGTCAGGCGTACTTGACTATGCACCAGCTTTAAGCACTAACTTAAATGTTGACGACACAGGCAACACTTTCGCAGGTGTACTTAACGGTAGATATAAAGTATATATTGATCCATATTCAGCAAACACTGGAGCTGCTAGCCAGTTCTATGTTGTTGGTTATAAAGGCACAAGCCCTTATGACGCAGGTCTTTTCTACTGTCCATATGTACCACTACAAATGGTTAGGGCTATTGACCCAGCTACTTTCCAACCTAAAATTGGTTTCAAAACTAGGTATGGAATGATTGCTAATCCATTTGTAATGCAGAGTGACGGAACAACTGACGGTGATACATTCACAGCAGACCGTAACCAGTACTACAGATCAGTTAAAGTTACAAACTTAATGTAATTAGACTTTCTAGGAATAGAATTAAAGCGGGCTACTTAGTAGCCCGTTTTTTTGATTAGAATTTATTTTTGATTTACAAATTCATATAGTTCTTTTGCAACTGTAATAACATCGCTAGCTAAGATACTTTCACTAGGTAGTGGTTTCTTATCGTTAGGATTGTTATCATTGTGTACATGGATAGCGTCTGCTTTCCTATGTAAGTTTAGTTCTAAAAGTCCTTGTGCTTGACCAAGCAAGTCGGCTCGTATTTCAAAGCCTGATTTATTCTCTGACATATTATTCTCCTGTGTGTGTGTCAATCCAAATTATTTTGGACATACTATATATACAAATGGTATTCGTCCTTCTTTACATATGGTTAGACATAAAGTATTATAAATACTAATAAGACGAGGAAACAATTATGGCATATAGCAAAAAGGTAGTAGATAGATTTGAAGATGTTTTAAATAACCCAGCAGCACATGGAGTAGGAAGGTTTGATCCAAACGATCCTAACATTGCAACCGGAATGACGGGAGCACCAGCATGTGGAGATGTTATGAAACTAGATTTAAAAGTAGATCCTGATACAGATGTTATATTAGATGTTAAATTTAAAACTTACGGTTGTGGTTCAGCTATTGCTAGCTCAACAATGTTCGTAGAAATGCTTAAAGGTATTACAATGACTGAGGCTTTAGCTATTAAAGATAAAGACATAGCTGAGGCACTAGAGTTACCACCTATTAAGTTACATTGTTCTGTATTGGCTGAGGATAGTATTAAGCAAGCTTTAAAAGATTGGGATACTAAGAAGGCACATCGACAGCACAATGGAGAACCAGTTGACAGTTAAATCTTTTAATCCAAATATGATTGCTACATCTAAACCAACAGGTGTAGACTTTACACCCGAAGCTTTAGAAAAAGTAGTAGGTAAAGTAAAAGAAAAAGGAGTAGGCGGTGTTAGATTTGGCCTAACCGGTGGCGGGTGTGCAGGTTTTTCGTATGAATTTGATTACGCAGAACAAGGCAAACCTTTGGACACACCAATTAATTTTGGAGAGTTTACTTTATGGCTAGATCCTTTATCAGAAGAAATGTTAGAGGGTACAGTTATATCTTGGAAGGTAGAAGGATTAAATGAAGGGTTTGAATTTAACAACCCACAACAAACGAGTGCATGTGGTTGTGGTATATCAGTAAGTTTTTAATTAGGAGTATATTATGGCAAAACAATTTAGAAAAGCAGAAAACAGACAAGGCAGTAGAAAAGCATCCAGTATAGGAACTGGTGGTAGAGGTAGAAGTGTTAAAATTAGTACTTCTACAATGAACAAACATAAAAAAAGAGCTACTAAAAAGTATAGAGGACAAGGTAAATGACAACAACCAATATTACGAATGTTTCAGACGCATCGTGGAGTAATAACAACCCTAACGAACTAGATTACTTGCGTCCTAACGCATTTAAGTTTGCTATACATAACATTCCTAATACAAGTTACTTCTGTCAAGCAGCTAACATTCCCGAGATGAATTTACCACCTGCTCTACAGGATACACCCTTTACAACTATACCAACTCCAGGAGATAAGATAGAGTTTGGTACTTTAATGATAAGATTCCTCATACAAGAAGATATGAAGAACTACAAAGAGCTATTTGACTGGATGGTTGGCTTAGGTTTCCCTGAGAACTATAAACAGTCTGGAGCCTTCACACAAAAACAAGAATATAGATTACCAGACGTAAGTCCTGACACATTAAAAGGTTTAGGACAGCACTCAGATGCTACGCTAACACTATTAGATTCTAACAACAACCCAAAAATTAATATTAAATTTATTGACGCTTTCCCTACTAGCTTACAGGGAATGGACTTCGAGATTAGTACAGGACAAACAGATTATATGGTAGGAGTAGCCATGTTTGCTTATACTAGATACGAAATCGAAACAGTTTAACCAAAAGGTACAATAACATCTTGACTCTTACTAGGTAAGGTCGTATAATGTGTATATTATGATAACTCTAGAAGAACTACAGAACATGTGGCAGAAAGACTGTAAGGTTGACGAGCTTAACCTAGGTCAAGAGTCCACACGGATACCAGAACTACATTCTAAGTATCTCAACCACTTAACAACATTTAGATTACAATGTCGTAAGGCACAAAGTAACCTAATGACACATCGTAGGTTGAAATGGAAATACTATCGTGGTGAACTGGACCAAAAACAATTAAACGAATTAGGCTGGGATCAGTATCTTGGCAATGCTCCGTTGAATAATCAGATGAATGAATTCTTAGACACAGACCCTGAGATAATTAAACTTACTGATAAATTGGAGTATATAAACACCTGTATGACCCTATGTGATAGTGTTATGAAGTCGATTTCTAGTCGATCTTTTGATATTAAAAACGCTATTGAATGGACTAAGTTTACGAATGGGTCCTACTAGTGCAAAATATTTGGCCGACATCTAGGAGCAAAAAAAGTTGATCAAGGTAACAAAGAAAGACGAAGTACATATTGTAGTAGATACTGATCCAGGTACTGCTCAGGAAATATGTGACTTCTTTACCTTTGATGTACCAGGCGCTAGGTTCATGCCATTATATAAGAAGAAAGTATGGGACGGTAAGGCTAGACTATTTAGTATTTACAATCGTGAACTCTATATAGGCTTACTACCTTACCTAAAAGAATTCGCTGATACATTAGAGTATGAGATAGAAATAAACATGCCAGACATCAGTGAGGAAATAGATATTGAACGATTCACTAACGAACTGAGGTTACAATCCAATGAGAAAGATATCGAAATTCGAGACTATCAGAAAGAGGCAATTACACAAGCAATTAATGCTGGGAGAACTCTTCTCCTATCTCCAACTGCTAGTGGGAAGTCTCTTATTGTTTATAGTCTTATACGCTACCATCAACTGAAAGGCAGAAAACAGTTAATCATTGTTCCTACTACATCGTTGGTAGAACAAATGTACGGAGACTTTGCAGACTACTCTACAAAGAACGGCTGGAGAGTCTCCGAAAACTGCCATAGAATATATGGTGGTAAGGAAAAGACTAATGAGTTTCCTATTACAATTAGTACATGGCAATCTATATACAAGTATCCTAAGGCATGGTTTGAGCAGTTTGATGTGTTCTACGGAGACGAAGCACATCTATTTAAGGCTAAATCCTTAACAACTCTTATGAACAAGTGTGTTAATACACCTTATAGAATAGGAACTACGGGTACTCTAGATGGCACTAAGACACATAGACTAGTATTAGAAGGTGTGTTTGGACAAGTACATAAGGTAACAACTACTAAAAAATTAATGGACGCAGGACAAGTAGCTAATCTAAAAATTATATGTTGCATGCTTAACTATGGTGAGATAGAAAGAAAGTTATTAAAAGGCATGTCATATCAAGAAGAGATAGATTGGATCGTTACTAATCCTAAGCGTAATGAAATTATTAAGAACTTAACTATGGCACAGGACGGCAATACACTAGTGCTATTTCAATTTGTAGAAAAACATGGCAAGATGTTATTTGAGATGTTACAAACGGCCTGTAAGAATAGAAAAGTATTCTTTGTATTTGGAGGCACAGATACAGAGACAAGAGAAGAGATAAGAGCGTTAACTGAGAAAGAAGAAGACGCTATTATTGTTGCCTCATATGGTACATTTTCCACGGGTATAAATATAAGGAACCTACATAATATTGTCTTTGCCTCTCCTAGTAAGAGTAGAATAAGAAACTTACAAAGTATAGGAAGGGGATTAAGAAAAGGAGACAATAAAGTAACATGTAATCTTTTTGATATTGGTGATGACTTATCGTGGAAAGAAAAAAAGAACTACACTTTAAATCACTTAATGGAGAGGATCAAGATTTATAATGAAGAACAATTCAATTATAAACTTGTTAAAATAGATGTCTGATGTAAGTATAATAAAGTTAATAAATGGCTCTACACTAGTAGGTAAACTATCAGTAGATGGAGACATTATAGAAATAGAACACCCAATAGAATTGATAACAAACTTAATGCCTGTTGAAGGACAGTTAGGAGAACAGGTTCATTTAAGACCTTGGGTATCAATAGCTGAGGAAGATGTATTCGTTGTTGACAGATACAATGTTATTACAATGGGTACTCTACAAGAACATTTTGTTGATGGATATCTTAAGATGGTTGATCAATGTTATCTTAACAGAATAGAATTTGAGGAATCTCAAGATGAGTTAATTGTATCAGATGAAGAAGTAGATACAATGATAGAATTAGCAGACGCGATAGTGAACAAACAAATACATTAATAGGAGTATATATTATGGCTAAAAGGCGTGACCCAAACTCGGCACACTATATTGACAACAAGGAGTTCCTTGTAAAGATTAGTGCTTACCGAGAATCAAGAATAGAGGCAGAAGAAAGTGGAGAAGAGAGGCCTCGAGTAACAAATTATATTGGAGAGTGCTTTGTTAAAATAGCAAATCACTTGGCTTATAAATCCAATTTTGTTAACTATACATTCAGAGATGAAATGATATTAGATGGTATTGAAAACTGTCTAACATACATGGACAACTTTGATCCAGCAAAATCCACAAACCCATTTGCTTATTTTACACAAATTACATACTATGCTTTCATTAGACGTATCCAAAAGGAAAAACGACAAATGGAAACTAAGTTTAAATATATTAAGAGCTTAGACATAGAACAAATTTTAAATGATAGTGCAGATGGAACAGAACATTCAAACGATTATCTAAGTTATATGAGAAACATTATCGAACAGGCTGAGGCTGATAATGCTAAGGCAGATAAAGCTAATGAAGGTAAGAAAATGCCTAAGCGTAGACCTAAATACTTAGATGAAAAAATTAAAGCAGAGGAACTTGCAGCTAAAGAGAAGGTAGAGGCAGAAGCTAATGCGAAAAGCGAGTAAAGATATAAACGGTTTTTATCAATGGGATTTTACAGACATTGTTAATACACTTCCTCATAAATTTAAATCTCCAGGTAAGTTAATAGAGATAGGATCTTATGTTGGTAAGTCAGCAGTAGCGTGGGCAGAGGCATTCAAAGCCTCAGGTAAAGATTATAGGATACATTGTGTAGAAGCTTTTACAGGTATTGGAACAGCAGGCAGAGCATCAGTAATGACTCCTGAACTAGAGGCTTTTTTAAATACTTTAGTATGTACAGCAGAACAACAAGAAGAAAGATTTGTTAGTAACACTAAAGGTTGGGATAATATAACCTATGAGAAATCATTCTTCCATAAAGATTGGGAAGGAGTTGATGCAGGTAATATTAATAATTATGATGTACTATGGTACGATGCTAATCACTCAGAAGAGTCTGTAGCAACAGCAATCAACTTTTGGAAAGACAAAGTAGATACAATGGTTATTGACTGTTACGATTCTGTACACCCTGAAACGGTAGCAGCAATAGATAAGTCTGGTTTAGACTTTAGATTATTTGAATTTAACAAAGGAACAAAAGGGATAGCAGTATTTGGTTAAAAAGGTCAACCAAAAGAGCTAAAAGTAGGTTGATTGTTACTTAACCTTTATATATAATATCATATTATGAAACTGAGATACAGCGAAGCATTTTATAGCATACAAGGCGAAGGCAGGTTCGTAGGAGTACCTAGTGTATTCTTAAGAACTTTTGGCTGTAACTTTGAGTGTGCAGGATTTGGACAAGAGCGTGGTAATTATATTGCTACAGACCAAATGCCTTATATGTTAGATCCTAAAGGCGACAAAACACACCCCGAGGCATACAAAGACATTTCAGAACTTCCAGTTACACCTGTTGGGTGTGATAGTTCTGCTAGTTGGGCTATGAAATACAAACATTTACAAATGACAAAAACGGTTGATGAAGTCTTTGAACATATTGTTAGTCTACTTCCTAGAGGTAGGTTTGATGAGAACAATGATATACATTTAGTTATTACAGGTGGTGAACCTTTATTAGGTTGGCAAAAAGTATGGCCTGAACTACTTGAAAAATGTATGGAAATAGGATTGACTAATGTTACTTTCGAGACTAATGGAACACAAGAAATAAAACCTGAACTTGTAAACTTTTTTAATATTAATCACAAGAATATACATGTTACATGGAGTACATCTCCTAAACTAAGTCTTAGTGGTGAAACTAATGAGGATGCTTTAATACCTGACGCCCTTGTTACAATGAATCAGGTATTTAATAGTCATCTATATAATAAATTTGTAGTAAGAGATATAGATGATTTTGAAGAAGTTAATAAATTTTATTTAACTTATCAGAAAAGTGGTGTACAGATAGATGCTGTTTACTGTATGCCAGAAGGCGCTACATTTGAACAACAAACATTGACTGCTAAAGGCGTAGCAGAAGCTTGTATGAAAACAGGATACAAGTTTAGCCCTCGATTACATATCGATTTATTTGGCAACGCGTGGGGTACTTAAATGAAATGGAAGGATATTAAAGACACATTATGGGGACAAAATCCTCAGCAAGATATTGATACTTGGAAAGATCCTGATCCAGGAGATTTAAATATAGATAATGCTTATAAAACTAGGTGGATCTGGTACCATACAATACTAGCAGTAGAACTATTATTAGTAGTAATTATTCAACTGTTAATTTTATTTATATTGGCGGTAAAATTATGACAGAACCTAAATTACATGTAAGTTGGCAAGGCGTAAGACAAATTGTAGATGTTTTAGTTAACGACATTAAAAAAGACAGACAAAGTTTTAACAGATATCAGATGGAATTTATTCCTTTTAACCTTATTGTAGGTATTAGTAGAGGAGGAGTTATCCCTGGTGTTATGTTATCTCATGCTTTAGATATTCCATTCATTCCACTAGAGTGGCAAACAAGAGATGGAAGACATAAGGACATAAGAAAGATAGAGGAACTTCTAGCAATTAGAAATGAAGATCAGAATCAATCATCAGACATTTTATTTGTAGATGATATATGTGACTCAGGTGAAACAATAACATCTATTAGAGAACATGCTCCCAATGGAAAGTGGGCAGTCCTCCATAGCAAAATTGGTACAATGAAACTTGACTATGAAGGTGAAAGACTCTATAATAATAAACAATGGATAGTATACCCGTGGGAGACAAAATGAATACTAGTGAAAAATTAAAAATTAAGTTACAAGAATTAGGACAACGCTTCTATGCTGGAGATAATATTTCTAATGTATTAGAAGAAGGCGACAAGCAAAAATTAATTGACGAACTTGTTCCTTCATTCGAGGCAGTCCTACAAGGATTAGTTATTGATGTAGAGAACGATCCTAATAGTAAGGATACACCTAGACGTCTAGCAAAGATGTATATTAATGAAATTATGTCAGGTAGATATAATGATATGCCTAACCCTAACAGCTTTCCTAACTATGTGGAAGGTGGGTATGAAGGTATGTTGGTAGTAAGAAGTGAATTGAAAAGCATGTGCTCTCATCATCACCAGCCTGTATCAGGCCTTGCTTATATAGGATTAATTGCAGGTGATAAACTATTAGGTCTATCTAAATACACAAGGATAGCACAATGGTGTGCTAGACGAGGCACATTACAAGAAGAACTTAATGTAATGATAGCTAATGAAATACAAAGGCAATGCGAAACAGAACATGTTGGTGTCTACATACAAGCAACGCATGGTTGTTGCGAGAACAGAGGCATTATGGCACACAGCTCTCTAACACAGACAACTGTATTGAGAGGCGGATTTAAAGAACCTGATCTAAAGAAAGAGTTCTTTGATAATATTACACAACAACAAATGATAAACCCACGATAATGAATATTAACGGAAAACATGTAGTCATAGACTTAGAAACACTAAGTACAAAAAGCAACGCAGCTATTGTTTCTATAGGTGCTATTAAAATTGAGAACCTTAGAAAAACAGATACATTTTATATTAATGTAGATGCCAGACAAGGCAAAGAAGCAGGTTTAGATATAGATCCTGACACTATTAACTGGTGGTCTAATCAACCTAAAGAACAACAACTAGCTTGGCAAAAAGATCCTCATCTTTTAGAGTTTGCCTTTAAAGAATTTACAGACTGGTATGGTAATGAGTCTATTCCTATTTGGGGGTACGGTGCTAACTTTGATGTAGTGATTCTTGAGAATGCTTTCAAGGCAATCGGACATCATATCCCTTGGAAATTCTGGGACATCTATTGTTTGAGAACAATGATGAATGTCTTAGATAAAAGATTACCCAAGGCAAACAATCATAATGCTTTAGATGATGCCAATGCACAAGCAAGTATGTTATTGGAGATATTAAAATCATGAGTAGAAAATTAGACTATGTAGTTTCAGGCACAAGTTATATGAGGTTCAGTAATCCTAGTATAGCTAAAGACGAAACGAATTCTCAAATTATTAACATGCTAATAGACAAATTAGTAACTGATGTACATAGTCATAAATTTTCTATGCTTTACAATGGACATACAGAGTCTAGCTTTGGTGATAGGTTTACAGCATATAAGGATCATGTCCATGAGATACACGCAGACTCAGGTGGTTTGCAGATTGTTACACAAGGTATGGTTATTACAGATGAATTGAAAGATAAAGTATATGAGAACCAGGCAAAATGGGCTGATGTAGGTATGTGCTTTGATGAGATACCTGTTATACTTACAGGTGATAGATCTGATAGGAACGATACAAAGGCTAGGTTCTTTGACTTTGAAAACTATGAAGAACTAGCTCGTAAGACAGGTAGGAATGTTAAAAGACAATTAGAAATATTTGATAAAGCAGGTAGTAATTGTAAACCTTATATTATCTTACAGGGTAACTGTATTGATACATATCTCAGATGGTATGAACTTCTAATGGAGGAAGTACCAACAGAATGGCATGACAGAATTGGTGGTGTAGCAATGGGAGCAGCAGCTCTAGGCACAGGTCCATTAGAAGATGTTAAGAGAGCTTTTATTGCTACTGAAATTGCTAAGGTTTGGCCACAAGAAAAAATGCACCTACATGTATTAGGAGTAGGTAGTATTAGGCGTATGATTCCTTATCTAGTCTTTTGTCAGAACGGTTTATATGATAATGTAGAAATATCTTATGACTCTACTACACATAGCAGGGCGGTTGAGACAGGTTTATATTACATGGGTAAAGGCACAACTAAGTTTTCTAGAAAGATGTCTAATTTGTATCGAGAAATGTACGATAATGTACAAGAAACTATTCAATTAGGCGTAGATTTAGACGAATTCCACACCATTATGAATACACCTAGTCTGAAGGCTAAAGAGAAATACGGCAATCTAAACAAGTGGATCTATGTTAGAACAGCATTTATCCTAATGTCCATTAGAAATTTTATGAAACACTTAGAATCTATGATGAATGATAAAGATACCCTTTTAGCATTTACGGTAAAGATGAAACTTGACGGACAGTTCAGGAACCTCTATAATGTAACTAATCGTGAGCAGTATGATGCTTGGGAAAATAACCAGTACTTAGGTGGCAGTATGAAGAGTATGGCTGTTGGTACAGAGGCACCTAGTAGTTTAGAGGATTTGTTTGAATGATTTATTACTTAAAAGAAAAATATAATATATGTAGACTACATTGGAAAGAAATATTTGCATTATCATTTGCATTTCATTTTGTTTTCGATTGGTTTATATTAGGATTAGGTGTTGTAATTGGCATGCACTTAGGACATTAACATGAATATATTTTTACTTAACGAAAACCCATTACTATGTGCAGAACAACATTGTGATAAGCATGTTGTTAAAATGGTAATTGAATATGCACAACTTATGTCTACAGCACATAGATATTTAGACGGAGAACTTTATGGCGACCTTACAGACGCAGGCAGAAAAATTAAAAGATGGAGACACCCCAACAGTAATATGGAGAATACTCTATACAAGGCAAGTCATGTCAACCATCCAGATGGTTTGTGGGTTAGAAGTAGTTCTGCCAATTATGACTATCTATATGATCTATGGTTTAAATTGTGTAAAGAATATACTCATAGGTATGGTAGGTTACACTTAACACAGGAAAAACTAGAACATCTTTTGAAATACGCACCTAAAAATATTCCATTTGCTACTGAGGCAAATGTAAAAGGCTTACCACTAGCTATGCCTGATGATGTAAAAGGTGAGAGTGTAGTCAACTCTTATCGTAGATACTACAACAAATATAAAATTGACTTTGCTAGATATACAAACAGAGAGGTACCAACATGGCTGAACGCAAACGCTACATAAAAGTAAGCTTCCAAAAGGAAGGCATACATAAATTTCCTGGTGCAGATACAGACCCTAAGTATGCTACAGGTAATTGGGACGATGTAAGTTTCCTTGGTTATCCTCACAGACACATCTTCCATTTCTATGTAACACTAGGTGTAGAACATAACGATAGAGATGTAGAGTTCATACAATTTAAGCGTGAACTAGAAAGACTCTTTACAAAGAATGTAATTCACTTAGACTACCAATCATGTGAGATGGTAGCAGAAAATCTTATAAATTATATAGAAGAACATTATCCTAACCGAGCAGTTAGAGTTGAAGTGTTTGAGGATAATGAGAACGGAGGGATTATAGAAAATGATTTATTTAGTTGATCTAGAGTATGTTGAGACAAGATATACTTCTCAATGGAAAACAGAATTCCCTCAATCTATAGCAGACAAAACAGGACAGGACATTGTAGTAATAGAAGGCCCAGCTGATATTGCTAATGGAACAACTCCCGGTGCCTTCTTAGACTTTGCAGGCACAAACATATACAAAGCAGAACAAGTTAAAATAATAGCAGATCTATTTCAGAAAAAAGAGATACTAGATGGAGATCATTTTGTTTTTGCAGATGCTTGGCACCCTGGTGTATTACAATTAAAATACATGGCTGAGCTTTTAAATATTAAGATTACTACACATGGATTATGGCACGCAGGCAGTTATGACATGCACGATTTCTTAGGTAGAAGAATTGGAGATGCTAAATGGGTTAGACATACTGAATATGCTATGTTTGATGCTTTTGATAGGAACTATTTTGCCTCACAATTTCATATAGGAATGTTTGCTACTGTTATGTTTGACGGAGAACAGGACGAAGAATATTTAAGAAGTAAAATTGTTAGGAGTGGTTGGCCTATGGAGTATTTAAATACACATTTAACTCCTAATAAAGAGAAACAAGACATTATTCTATTCCCTCACAGAAACGCACCAGAAAAACAATTAGAAATATTCCAGGACTTAGCTAAGGCAATGCCAGAATATGAATGGATTAATTGTAATGATTACAAGTTAACAAAGAAAGAATACAACAAACTATTAGAACAATCTAAGATGGTTTTCTCAGCTAACCTACAAGAAACATTAGGCATTAGCTGTTATGAAATACTTAGGGCAGGAGGCATTCCTCTTGTACCTAACAGACTATCTTATGTAGAAATGTATGAGGATATATTTAAGTATCCTTCAGCATTTACTGAAAATTGGAAAACTTACAAGGAGAATCAAGAGATACTTGTAGGTAAAATAAAAACAATGATGAACAATTTTCAAGCACCAGAAATACAGGATGCTATTGTAAGTAACAGAGACATGCTAGAGAGAGAATATTTCTCGGCAACAAATTTATATCAGGAGTTAATGAATGAGACAGTTTAAATATTTATCAACTAAAACATACGGACACGAAGAAGGTTTGTCGTGTATGTTTAGACAGCCTTTGGCCAGCCATAGCCATTGTAGTTTACTACATGGTTATGCTTTATCCTTTAGTTTTAAATTTGGGTGTGACCACTTAGATGACAAGAACTGGGTAGTAGACTTTGGAGATTTAAAAGATCTAAAGGCTTGGTTAAAAGATCAGTTTGATCACAAACATGCAGTAGCTAAAGATGATGAACACTTAAATTATTTCTTAGAGATAGAACAAAAAGGATTATCAGAAGTAAGAGTAATGAATGGCGTAGGTTGTGAGAAGTTTGCAGAACACGCATTCCATTTCGCAGATGACTTAGTTAAGAAGAAATCTAATGGTAGATGTTTTGCTGTCTCATGTGAAGTTCGAGAACACGGAGCTAACAGCGCTATATACGAGGGCTAACTTATGAAAGTAGCTCTAGTTACGGACACCCATTTCGGTGCCAGATCAGACAGTCTAGCTTTCGATGCTTATTTTGCTAAGTTTTATGATGAAACATTCTTTCCTTACTTAGTTGAACATGATATTAAAACTATATGCCATTTAGGTGACATATTTGATAGACGAAAATACATTAACTTTAATACATTAAGGTCTTGTAAAAAATACTTCTTTCAGAAGGCACAAGACTTAGGTATAGACATACACATGATTCCAGGTAATCATGATACCTATTTTAAAAATACAAATGATGTCAACAGCCCTGACTTATTGTTAGGAGAATATAATAATATAACATTATACCAAGAGCCAACGGAAATAATGTTAGATAGAGAGAAGGTACTATACCTTCCATGGATATGTGGTGAAAATTATGACAGGACTATGGCCAAAATTAAAGACTCAGATGCAAAGACTTGCTTCGGACATTTCGAGTTCGCAGGTTACTTCCTTCTTCCTGGAATGCCTAATCTCCATGGCATGGATACTGACGCTTTTTCTAACTTTGATCTTGTGGTCAGTGGCCATTTTCATCATCGCCATAGCAGAGGGAATATTACATATATGGGCAACCCTTACGAGATCACTTGGTCTGACTATAAAGACCCTAGAGGATTTGCCATTTACGACACGGTTGACAGAGCTTTGGAATATATCAATAACCCGTTTAGAATCTTCCACAAAATTTATTACGACGATTCAGATTTCGAAGGCAGCAATAGTATTATCAATTACGATTTTAATAGTATTATTGGTACTAATGTTAAGTTAATTGTAAATAAGAAAACAGACTTTAAAAAGTTTGATGACTTTGTTGATAGACTATATACTTGTAACCTAATTGATCTAAAAATTATTGAGGACTTCTCAGAGTTTGAGGATGAAGCATTGGGTGAAGACATAGACTTAGAAGATACAATGACATTGCTAAAAGAATATGTTGATGTTGTTGAAACAGATTTAGATAAACAAAGAATTAAAAATTTATTACAGAGCCTATATATTGAGGCACAAGATACTACATGATACATTTTACAAATATAAGATGGAAAAACTTTCTATCTACAGGTAACGCTTGGACAGAAGTAAAGTTTAATCACAGTCCTAGTACATTAATTGTAGGTGAAAATGGAAGTGGAAAGTCTACATTACTAGATGCTTTAACCTTTGCTTTGTTTAACAAACCTTTTAGAACAGTATCTAAACCCCAGCTTGTTAATACTATTAATGGTAAGAATTGTCGTGTAGAAATATCCTTTGATATAGGAAGTAAGCATTACACGATTAGAAGAGGATTACAACCTAGAGTTTTTGATATAGAAATTAATGGGGAACTACTAGATAAGAATGCCAACATAAGAGACTTCCAGAAGTATCTAGAAGAGAACATTCTTAAACTTAATTACAAGTCCTTTACACAAATTGTTATGTTAGGTAGTGCCTCATTCACTCCTTTTATGCAGTTACACTTAGGTGCTAGACGAGAGATAATTGAGGACATATTAGACATCAGTATCTTTACAAGTATGAATTCTGTACTTAAAGGTAAACTAACACAGCTTGAGAATGATAAAAGAATTGTTGAAGGAGAGATAGATGTTGCTAAACAAAAATGTAATCTTCAAGAAACATATATAAAAACATTGGAGGATGATAAATCATCTAAAGTCACACAGATTCTAAACGATATAAAGGAAACTGATAATGCGATCGAGACGGCTACTGAAGAGACTAAGCGATTCGGGAAGGAGAAGCAGGAGGTTGGTCCTGTTACTGAAAAGAAAAGAAAGCTTGAAGAATATAGAAATAAGTTCGAAGGACAAATTGCCAACCACAGAAAAGAGTTAGACTTCTTTCATAATACAGATGAATGTCCTACATGCCAGCAAGGTATAGAACACGATCATAAAAATTTAATGACACAAAGAGATGAAGAAAAGATCTCTGAACTTGAAAAAGCTCTACAAGAACTGGATACGCAGTATAGCGAGGTAGAGGCTTTGGTATCTAAGGTACAAGACTTAGACGAAAAGATAATGGAACATAACAATGAAATTATTACCCAACAAAGAATACAACAAAGACTCCAGCTAGAGCTTAGTGATACAGAAACTAAGACAGGAAACATTACAGAAGAAAAAACAAAACTTAAAACCTTAGCTAAGAGTACACTTAAAAAAGTAGAAGATAGAAGTGAACTAAGTAATAATGAACACTATTATTCTGTTTGTAAGTCTATGTTACAGGATACCGGAATTAAAACTAAAATTATAAAAGCGTATCTACCTATAATAAATAAACTTGTTAACAAATATTTGGCTGCAATGGATTTCTTTGTGCAGTTTGACTTAGATGAAACATTTAAAGAAGAGATTAAGTCTAGACACAGAGATAAATTTAGTTACGCATCTTTTAGTGAAGGTGAGAAACAAAGAATAGATTTAGCCTTAGTATTTACATGGCGTACGATTGCTAAAATGAAAAATAGCGCTAGTACTAACATACTATTATTAGACGAAGTGTTTGATAGTAGTCTAGATGTTAATGGTACAGACTATGTTATGAACTTGTTGAACACTATAGGCGAAGATACAAATGTCTTTGTAATCTCGCACAAGGGTGATCAACTGTTTGATAAATTTAGATCTGTAATTAGATTTGAGAAGAGACAGAACTATTCGGTAATAGCAAAATGAAATATACAGAACAATATAATAACTGCTTAAATACACATTCAGAATATCTAACAGATAAGTGTTGGCCACATAGTTATGGACCTAAGGTTTATGATGATTTGTTTGAACCCATACAACATACAGTAAGAAATTATTTAGAGATAGGAACAGCATACGGCGGTTCTGCTCTATTGGCTAGAGACTATTTTACTCTTGCTGATATTTGGACAGTAGATCAAGTAGCTCCTAATAGAAGATTAAGAAACATAAGACGAATTATTACTGTAACATGTGATGCCTATCAAAAGAAAATAGCAGATATGTTTCCAAATCAAATGGATATTATTATTGAAGACGGCTCACATACTATAACAGACCAACAAAGATCTATTGATTTGTATTTAGAAAAACTTAACATAGGAGGCTATTTTATAATAGAAGATATAGAAGTGCCTAAGAAGTCATTTAAATTGTTTGATAAGAGAGTAGATCTTGTATTGGAATCACTACAAGCTCGTGGTAACAAATGGATAGAGTATGAAGTGTCTACTTACATAGGTCCAGAGTTCTTTTTAAATGATACTCCTGGCAGAGAAGAATATGCTAAGAAAGAAATAGAAGAGTTTGGAAGACTAACCAGGAAATCTAAAAACGATAACCTTTATATTGTAAAGCGTGTTTCGTGAGCCAGTGGCATGGTGGAAAGGGTAGTAAAAGAAGAAAAGAAACCGGTACCAGTTATCAAGATAATTGGGACAAAATATTTAGGAAAAAGAAAATGATTACAATATATGGAAAACCAAGATGTCCTTTTTGTGATAGAGCTAAGGCTTTATGTGAGCAGAAAGGTTTGGACTATGTGTATAAGATGTTAGATGCAGACTTTACTGCTGAAGAACTATTTGAAAAAGCACCTAATGCTAGAACCTTCCCACAGATTTGGATAGGTGATAAACATGTTGGTGGGTACGATCAGTTTAAAGATGAGGTTTGATTTGGATACATATAGGCCATTGCCAGAAGGTTTAACAATCAAACAAAGTAAAATCGATGGCTTAGGTTTACATGCCATGGTTGATATAGAAGCTGGTACTACTCTTGGAGAGACTCATGTGCTAGTACATAGTAGAGACAGACATGAATGGATTAGAACGCCTCTTGGAGGCTTTATAAATCATAACAGTAACCCTAACTGTTTTATTACTACAGATGCTGGAGACAGAACATTATATGTAATAAAACCTGTTAAAAAGGGAGAAGAACTAACAGTTTATTATAGATTCAAAGGCTATGATGGCATTATAGGTAATGACTCAGAGCCACAAATAGGAACATAACATGGAAGAAATGACATTAACAGATACAGCTCCAACAAGTTTAGATCAATTAGAACTAATACCTTTTTATGATGATATGTTGAAAAGGAATCCTAAACCTTTTGACTTTGATAAGGACAACGCTAAGGAACTAAAGGATCGTCTTATTAAAAAGATGTATGATCTAGGAGGCGTAGGTTTATCTGCTAATCAAGTAGGTATAGATGTAGCTTGCTTTGTTATAGGTGATGGCCAAGAAGATGGAATGGAAAAAGCATTCTTTAATCCTGAGATTGTAGGTGTGGGTGGTGATAAAGAATCAATTAAAGAAGGTTGTTTATCTTTCCCAGGCTTGTGGTTAATGGTTGCCAGACCTGTACAAGTGATGATAAAATATTGGGACGAAGAAGGTGAA